TTTACAAAACCTACAAAAACATTCGATCCGTTTGGTGATAATAATTCTGCAAATGATACTGATGATAAAAAAATAAGTAAATTAGCAGGAAAGATGCAACATTTAGTTGTGGGTGGAGAATATGTGGTTAAGGCGAAATATAAAAAGGATAAAAAATATGGCGATCAATATACACCGATTGCCATATACGCCATTATTCCACAAAGCAGAGAAACACAGTTATTATTTTTGAAGTCAATGATTCCTGAATGGATGGCTGATAATTTAATAAATGCATATCCAAATGTAGTTAATGATGTAGCGAATGGTACATTAAAAACTATTGATTACAGTCTTGTAAAAGGTGTTAGAGAAATTACTTGGAATAAAATCAAGGAAAAAATCATCAATAACTATCTCATTTCTGACATTATCTCAATGCTAAAACCAATTGGTGTCACTTATGCAATGATTAAAAAATTGCTTTCAGAAGAACCAAATCCAGTTTTATTAAAGCAAGAGTTAGAAAAAAATCCATACATCATGACAAAAATTGATGGGATTGGGTTTCGTAAATGTGATGATTTAGCACTGAAGTTAAAACCTGAACTGATTGATTCTACACAAAGACTTGTAGCCTTTATCCAATACTATTTCAAAGATCTAGGAGAAAGTAAAGGTCATACATGGTGTTCTGAAAAAATTTTAAGGGCAGCCATAAGTAATAATATATACGAGTGTTGCAATAAGGTTGATTGGCTATTAGAAAATAATGACTTTCTTCATATTGATAATGGTCGAATTGGTCTGAAATATTATTACGATATTGAGATGCAGATTTATCATTTGATTCTGAATAAATCTCATATTGAAACAACAATCAATATTTCTGATGAAGCGATTGATAAAGCAATTAAACATGCGGAAGAAGAACAAGGATTTGATTATGTAGTAGAGCAGTTAGACACGATTCATAAGAGCTTACATAGAACTGTTAGTTTGATAACTGGAAAAGCAGGAACTGGTAAAACATCAATAATGCGAGCAATTGTTAAGGCTTATATAGAGAATAATTATATGATGACAGCTTCAGCACTTTCAGCAATGGCAGCTCAAAGAATTACAGAAGCAACAGAATTCCCTGCAATGACTATTCATAGAACACTTGGATGCCAAGGTTTAAATGATTTTACATACAATAAGGACAATCATTTGATTACAGATGTTGCATTTCTCGATGAGGGAAGTATGGTTAATGCCAGTTTATTTTTACATTGGCTTGAGGCAATTGGAGATAATACAAGAATTATTATTTCAGGAGATCATAAGCAGTTACCACCTATCGGTTTTGGTAACGTGTTCTCAGATTTAATTGAAATGTTCGATGAATCAGTTGTGAGTAAGTTAGTAAAACCTATGAGACAGGCTGAAAAATCAGGTATTCTTGTTGATGCAAATAAGATTCGTGAGAATATAAATCCTATATCTGAGAAGTTACAGCCACGAATTATTCATGGTGAGTTACAGGATATGTATTATATGTTCCGTACAAATCGACAGTCATTATTTAACATTGCTGTTAAGACATTCATCAAATCTGTTGAATCAGATGGAATTGACAATGTGGTTATTGCAGTACCTCGTAGAAAAGATTGTTTGAATAGCACCAATGAAATTAACAAGGTTATTCAAAATGAATTACTTGGTGATGTTTTAGAGAGTATTGAAGGTTTTGATACAACTTTCAAACTTGGTGCAAAAGTCATGCAAACAGTTAATGATTATGACAAAAATGTATTTAATGGCGAGATTGGTTATGTGACAAAAATCAGTGAAAGATATGATGGTAAGAAAAAAGAAGAATATTGTGAAATAACTTACACTGATATTTTTGGAAAAGACAAAATCATTGAATACACAAAGAAAGAGTTAGCTGCTTTGGATCTTGCTTATGCTATGACAGTACATAAATTACAGGGAGCTGGTCGAAAGACAGTAATTGGTATTATTGACAATACACATCATCAGCTTCTTGATAACTGTATGCTTTATACATTGCTTACGAGAGCAAAAAAGAGATGTTTATTATTAGCTGAACCAGAAGCATTTTTACAATGTATTAGGACAAGTCATAACAATAGAAACACTTGGATGATGCTAGAAACAGAGAATAATACAGTGTAAGATAAATTTGAAGTCTTGAAATGCCCATAAATAGGGCGCTTCAGAGACTCAAAAAGCCAATGAAAGACGGATTTCGTAAGGAGGTAAAATACATGAAATATAAAATTAGCAATGCATACATAAATGTAAATGGTGAAGATATTGCGGTTGGTGTTGTTCTTGGAGAAGAAGATAAACCGCAGTCTCCATTTAGAACGGAATATATTACAAATTCAGAGTATGAAAGGGGATTAAAAGAATTTCGATACGGTAAACAACAAATTGGAGATTGTGTTTATCATTGTATAACACAGTTTAAAAACTTTACTGCTACATGCCCAATAAAACAGAAGTGGATTGATGAATTAGAAAAAATGGGATATGACATATCAAAATTGAAATATGAAATTGCAGAGTAATCGACAGTTTCTTTGGAAGATTGGAGGTAAAAAATGAGTTCAAACAGAAACAGTAGTAGTTCAGGTATTGGAATTTGCGGAGTATTAACAATTGTATTTGTTGTACTCAAATTAGTAGGCGTTATTAATTGGTCTTGGTTATGGGTATTGTGTCCATTATGGATTGATATTTTACTTACGGTTATTGTGTTGGTGATTATCGCCATTATTGATAAAATAACAAGCAATAAGTATTGGAAGAGTGGGAGAATAAAATGGTAGTAGTAGATTTAAAAGATTATCAGCAGGATTGTGTAGACGCTTTTAGAATGGAATTTTCTAAAGAAGATATTAAATGCAATCCAGAAGTAAAGAAACTTGCTAAGCTCATTAATCGTCAAGGAAGGAAAATTGACAGAATTGATAAAATGCGAAGAAGCGTTTTAGGATACAAGTAAGGAGAATAATATAATATGAAGATTTTAGCTTTAACAATTTTATTTATTTTGATGTTTTTCAGAATTAAAGGTACACCAAGCGTATTTTAAGTAAAACATTGTGGCGAAAAAGAATGATTAAGCAGCTTGCAAAAAATAAAGAGAATAATAATGGAGAGCCATTGAGTGATGCAATGCAAGGAGCTTCAATACTGATTGTATCCTTTATAGAACTATTTTTAATCATCTTTTACATAGTGTTAGGAAACAAAATTGGAACAACTGAGTTTATTGTAATGTCTGCATTACAGGTATTCACTTGCTTATGGTCATTTGGTGTAAATTTATCTGAAATCAAAACAGCGTTTAGTTACGATATTGAAGATTTTAAGTTCCACAGATTCCAGTTGTTATTTAATGTGGTGTTAGATTATATCTATTATCCGTGGGCGATTTATATGTTGTTGAAGTAACAGGAAGGAGAACAAAAAATGGACACAATTGTTATAAATTTATTTGGAGAACCATCGGCAGGTAAGAGCACATGTGCAATGGATATTACAGCACAATTAAAAAGACACGGTATCAATGCTGAATATGTTTCAGAGTTTGCCAAGGATAAGGTGTATGAAAATAATGGTGAAGTATTTAAACACCAGGAATATTTATTTGGCAAACAATCATTCAAGATGGGCAGAGTTAAGAATAAAGTGCAGGTTATGGTTGTTGATTCACCATTAATCTTGTGTGCCGTATACAACACTGATGAAGTGTTGGGAGAAAACTTTAATAAGACTGTACTGAATGTATTTAATTCATATAATAATAGGAATTATCTACTCACAAGACACCATTCTTATGAGAACGAAGGAAGATTCCAGAATGAAGACGAAGCAAAAGAAGTGAGAAAAGAAATTATTGATAAGTTAAATCAGTACAATATTAAATATGAAGAGATCGCTTCTACAGAATCAAATTGTGAATACATAGTAGAAGAAGTTATGGAGGAAATTAGGAATGAACAGTAAAGGACATTTATTTATTAGTTTAGGAAAATCAGCAATCAGAGTAATTGGTGGAATTGTAACATTAGTGAATGGTTCGATTATTCCATTAGCAGTAGGAATTATTGTTGCCGAAGTTGGTGGTGTGTTAGAAGAATTGGTTGATGAGAGATAGGTTAAACGATAGATTTTTACGAAAATTAAGGAGGTAAAGATGAAAATAGAGATTGAAATCCCAGACTTGGAAGAATATTTCTTTCCTGGGTATGACGAAGAAGATGGTGGATACATAACAAATAAAGAGATTTCTGAAAAAATTATTAGTCTGGCGATAGAAAGATGTATTGATAGAATGTATGATGATTATGTTTGTGATAATGTTTATAGCACTATAAAAAATGACGCAAAAGAAGTCGTCAAAAACCACTCCAAAGAAATTATTAATACTGTAATAGATAGAGTATCTGATGAAATTCTTCGAAAAAAAGCGATTATAGATGAAATGCCAAAGAAGTCAGAGGTGGCACATATTAATAAAGAATGGGAAAGTTACTTTATAGAACTTATTGATAAAGCCATTGCAAAAAGATTTAAATAGCAGTAAGAATCCATTATTTCTTATGAATAGATTAAAAAAAATAGGAGAATTAAAATGAAAACAGTTTTTAACTGGTTCGGTGATGATTGGAAGAGAGTAAAAAATCATTGTAGAACCACGGATAATAAAGATTTTACAGAGAATGAAGCAACAGACACCTTTAAAAAGAAGTTGCTTATATCTGAACATTCGCCAATTAGATTACTTGAATTTGATTGGTCGTGGAAAAGTATTTATTACTGGTTGAGTACGGAGTGGTCGAGACATAAATTTGAAAAATTTATTAGCTCACAAAGAGATGATAGATTGGTTGATGATACTCCACGAGGTAAGAAACCACAAGATGCATTAGTTAATTTTGATGGTTATGCTAATATGCAAAACCTTATTGATAGTTGGAGAAAAAGATTGTGTGGCAATGCTACACCAGAAGCAGTTGAATTGGCAGAAGACTTCAAAATTGAATTGCATAAGACACATCCTTATGAATCAGATGTGTTAGTTCCTCATTGTATTTATCGTGCAGGTTGCCCTGAGTTTGGTTGTTGTGGAAAAATTACTGATTTTATTAAATGGGCAAAGGATAATAATAAGGAAATTAATTGGCTTAATATTCAAAATAGATATGATTTATACAATGAATGGTTTTATGAAGTACACAAGTAAATGTTCATTTCATAGGAGGTGATTAAAATAAGAAATCCAGAAAAATTAGACTCATTTTACTCGCAATTATGTGAGATACATAAGAGGTCATTTCCAGATATGCGACCAGGGCAATTCTTGTTAAATGCTCTTGTGTATATCAATAATACATTACATAGAGATCCGTTCTTTCCTGAATCAGATGAATTAATAGAATTATTCAAACAATATGCTAATTCTAAATCAATGTGGTATCAAGGATGGAATTTGTTAAAAAAGGAGAATTCTGATGAATAAATTTACGAAAATATTCAAAGTTTTATTATGTGTTATTTGTCTTTCATTCATAGCTATTTCATTATGGACAGGTTTTCTTGCAATAACTGGTGTTATATTGGTGAACTTCTTTACTTTAGAAGTTGCTGCTAATATTGCTATTTACATTGCAACAATTTTAATACTTATTATTTTTGCGATGATTTTAAAGCCGTGAAGGAGGGGTTAAATGGAAGAAGTAATAAAAATTTTCAAACAGATACAAAATACAAGTAGTACAAATGATAAGAAAGCTATTATTGCAGCCAATAAAGATAATGAATTATTTAAAAAGTGTTTGGTTTTTCTACTTGATTCAAATATCGTAACTGGTATCAGCGATAAGAAATTAAATAAATTCGTTGGTATGTCAGGACATGAACTTAATTCTTTTGAAGAGGTAATGGAATATTTGGCTGATTTTAATTCTGGAAGCGATATGGATATTGGAACTATACAAGGATTTATCGAAAACCAACCAGAAGAATATCAAGTTTTTTACAAACAGATGGTTACAAAGAAATTTCGTCTTGGTTGTGATAAAAAAGTTGTAAATAGTGTGATTCATAGTTTGATTCCATCATGGGACGTACAGCAAGCATATCCAATTTCTGAGAAAAATGAGCCTAAAGATGGTGAATGGTTTGCTTTATCTCAAAAGCTCAATGGTAATAACTGTGCATACTATAAGGGGCAATTAATTAGCAGGCAAGGTAAACCATTTACAGGTCTTGACCATATTATTAAAGATATTGAACAATTACCAAAACATGAAAATTATATGTTTAATGGTGAATTGATTCGTAAAAATTATGATAATCTTTCTGATAAT